TGTGTAGTAGTTACTGTGGATGTCTCAGTGTATATAGACATCTGGAATTGAGTCACTGGTACAACGATCCCTACATTGACTTGTACGTCACCTATGGCAGTAGTAGCATCAACCCCTGTGACTTCAACAATGAGGTTAGAACCTGCAATGTTAACGTTGCCTATGTCACCTGTAGCTGATACACCTGAAGGCTGTACAATCGTTCTAGTGAGCGTAGTGACTGTGCCTACTGCCCCAGTTCCCTGCACACCTGTAACCGTTACAGAAGGCTGGATAGCAATGACTGTTACATCACCTACTGCACCTGTAGCCTGTACACCTGTCTGTGCTACGGTAGCTCCACCTGTAGCAGTTGCAGTGCCTACATCACCTGTAGCTGTATTACCTGTAGTAGATGTTACTGCTGAGGCAAGAGCACTGACTGAGCCTAAGCCTGTAGTGCCAACTACACCTGTAACTAAGATAGCACCAACAGTACTAACCGTCACTGAGCCAACAGATGCAGTACCTTCTACACCTGTAACTGCTACACCTACATTGGGTATTACTACTGTACCTATTGCACCTGTAGACTGAGTACCTGTGACTGCTACAACAGCAGGCAGTGATACAACGACAGTGCCTACAGATCCAGTTGCTTCAGTGCCAGTAACTGCTGCATTGGCACTTAGTGTGATATTGACTGTGCCTACTGAACCTGTAGCAGATACGCCTGTTACAGGTACATTAGTAGCACCTAAAGACCACGTATCATATTGATCAGTGCCGTATACGCCTAAGCCATATATTGCACCTGTAGCTCCCCCTGCCCCAGAGACTTGACCATATTCATCAGTCCCATAGACACCTGTACCATATAGAGCACCTACGAGGCCAGGGTATGCCATGTCAACTCCCTAGTTAAGCAATACGGATGATTGCGTTACTTGCATCAGCAGTTGGGAATTGAATCGTGAAGTCTCCACTCGTAGAAGTTTTATCACTACCAAAATCAAGAATACACACTGCATCTGTCGTAGCCACGCTACCACCAGACGTTGTGTTATAGATCATGGCACCACGTGCAGTAATCGTAGAAGATGACCACGTAGTATCTGCAAAGTCAGTGAATGCAGTTGTACCGCTTGTCGTAGGATCTACACGTGTTAGTGTGTTACCACCTGCCGTGTATCCAGTACCACTAACTTCATTGGTTGTGCTATAGTCAGTCGTACTAGCACCCAACGTAGCACTTGAAGTAAACAGTGCAATCTTGAATGTGTGACCACCAGAAAGAAGAAAATTGTGCTTAGCCTCAAGCAGTTCTTTCTTGAAGGAGGTGCACATTGCCTGTGTAATAGCCATTACTTAATCCTCGCTAATAGATGTTTCTCATTGGAAAGTACTGCTTGCTTTATGTAGTAAGCGACTACCTTTTTAATCTGCTCTTTATACGCCAGAGCCTGATCCCTAATAGGTCCCTCAGTGGCATTACCTACAAACACAATACGTTCTGCAGCTAATTGTGCCCACTCTTCAGGGGACATAGGACGGTTGTCTGTAGTCATTACATTGACAGAGCCAACCTCAATAGTATTAGTAAACTGAAGCATGTTTTAATTTATATAGAAATGGGGTAGTGCCCGTAGACACCACCCCTGTTACAGACTAGCGATTAGGCTAGCTGGTCACGATCTACATCAACAGGACCTACACGATCTGCAACGCTACATACAACTGCCCATACACGGATACGTCCAGCAGAAATAGCCGTGGTAGAAGTTGCAATAAGAACGTCAAGCGTGTCAGCTGATGCAAGAATGATAGGCTGGAATGCAGCAGCTTGCTGTGCATACGTACCAACTGCAGTAGCTGCAGCTAGCGTAGCACCATCAATGAAGTTATCAGCATCAATGCCAGTAACACCGACATCAAGAGTAACATCACCAGTGATAGCAGCAGTGACTTCATAGCCAGCAGCAAGAATCACAGATTCTGCAGGGATATCTAGGACTTCAATAACATCTGCAGCACCAAGTGCACTGCCTTTAGTGGTTGTAGCCGTAGCAAAGTTAAGCTCGTTTTCAATCACATAAGGCATATTACGAACGGAACGTGCAGGATGCGTACCTGCTTGAATTCCTGGGGATACGTCAACGGTAGCCATTTATATTTCCTCCAATTAAGCTGCGTTATATTTAGCAGTGACGATTGCTTCTGGACGGAGAATCTTGCGACCGTACAGATGCATACCACGAACAATGTCAGCAAAACTGTCAGGATCACGATAGCTTTCAGTCTTGGTGATTTGCTGTGCAGTAGCAACAGCAGCCTCATGACCTGCAACGATCACACCGTAGTTGCTGTTCTGGTTAGCAGTACCTGTAGTGCCAGGACCAGTGCCAATCTTGGGAAGGTTGTTAGAAACATAAACACGGAAACCGTGGAGATTGTTAATAACAAGACCATTCTGAAGACCTGAACCACCAAAGTCACTGTTGAGCAAACGGCTATCTTCGTCCTTAAGTAGCTCGATAAAGACTGGATCGACAACCAACCAACGACCGGATGTATCAACAAACTGCTGATCCATCAAACGACCCATACGTGCAATGACCATCAAAGGTGATGCAGTTGCAGTGGGGAGAGCAGTTGCGCCAGGAAGACGAGCAGCAAGAGGAATCGAATGATCACCTGCAGATGCTGTGGTAATGTTACCAAAGCTATCTTTACGGAGCTTCATCGTGGTAAGGAGTTCATCCGAACCTGCAGTAGAAACAGCCTTAGTGCCAGGGGCAGTAGTACGTGCCGTGTCAGCATTGACATGTTTTGCAGACTGGTAGAAGCCAGTGAGGTAGCCAAGAACGTCTTGGTCATACTGGTCACGCAAGCGATATGCAGCACGATCAGATGCCATTGCCATGAAGTTCACATGACTGTGAGCAGCTTCAATGTCATCAATCTTGAATGCAAAGTAGTTTGCCTGATCAACAACAAGGGTAAAGTCTTCGTCATCAAGATCTTGTGCAGTGATTTGTGTGCCACGAGCATAAGACTGAACAGAGACTTCAGGTTCTTTGATGATCTTTACTGAATCGCCCATATTAGCGATTTCACCGAAGTAATCACTGTTGGTGATATCTTCTACGGTAGATGATTTACGGAATGCAAGTTGTACTTGCTTGCTGTAGATTACGGGACTAAAATTCCCATTTGGCAGATTATTATAACCTGCTGCCTTTGGAAATGCCATGATATAACCTCCTACGGTATGTTAGGCATATATTTATATACGCTCAACACATCACAGCAGAGGCTGAGTAGGTTAGGTGCGTTAAGTTGGGGATGCGCTTCCCTTACTTAATCGGGCTAACTCACCTTCAGGTAAGTCTGTCAGTATTGTTGTTGCGTTACATTGACTAATATTTACTGCCGTATTTGGTTAGGACTTATGTCGGCAAATACACTGACAGTAAATATTAGTTTACTCTATATTGTTATATGAAGCTATTTTAAATTTGTCAAGTAAAATGCTCTACTATCGTGCGTACCCTGTCTTGTCGTACACAAACTTACCTGCACGAATAGCAGCAATAATGGCTTCTTGATTACGCTCGTATTCAAGTGAAGACATCTTCTCTACTTGTGATTCGTAAAAGAGTCCTTCCTCTGATTCAGAATCGACACGAGTCTTATTAGGTGTGCGTACAGAACGAGCAGCATTAACTGTATTTTCTCTGTCTGTGTCTCGACTACGTTTCTGTGTAATACCCTTGTCAGCTTTGTATAGGTCGATTGCCCTAGCTGCCGATACCGCATCATTCTCATTGTCGTACAACGCACTCTGCACCCACCGAGGTTGTTTTTCAACCCATTCATGGAACTCGTCCTGGTCACGTATCTTGGCAAAATCTGGATGTAATCGCATTAGCTCTGCTTCAGCTTTCTCTTTAGCAGTTTCTTCTGCCATCTCATTAATCTTCTGTAGCCGTGATTCAAGTTCTTGTGACTGTTCACGTGCTTTCTTAATGGCAATAGTCTCTACGATCTTTGCTACATCTGGATACTCATTTGCCCATGCCTCAAGTTCATCCTCGGACTTAGGCAGACTAAATGTTTGTTTTGCTGTATTATCGAGTTGAGCTTTTAAGTCATCGATTTGCTTTTGCAGTTCAACCTGTTGCTTCTGTGAATGCCTACGCAAATCACCATAACGCTTTTTAAAACTTCTTTCTTCTGCGCTATCGGGTTCAATGTTATCATCTTCTGGAGGTGTATCTTTTTTATTATCCTCCATCAACTGTTTTAGCTCTTCCTCTTCTTCTTTAATACGTTCATGATTAGCTGAGCGTTTAATAAAACCTGCAACTTTTACTTGTTGTACTTCTTGCTGTTGATCTGACATATTTACCTCTTGAAGTGGGGGCTGTCTTATCAGGTGGCCCAAAGGCTATTATTTAAAATGGCCCATAATGAAGGGTTATTGTTATTTGAAAGCTACACCCTTCTGTAGCTAACTATCTATTATATCATCCACCGCCTGGGGTAGTCAATGCTCGTGTCATTATTGTAGGTGCATAATACTGAATTGCTTTATTAATATCTAAACCTTTCATAGAAGCATTAATTGCAACATTCGATAACATCTTAGTCGCCGTACCAATACGTCTTAAGTTATCAGGATCCATTGTGCCTGATAGGGATTTCATTACATTGGCTGCAGCTATTTCAGATACACCAGAAGATATGAGTGAATCTTTAAAGCTCGTTAGTACATCACCGAAATCACCGCCACGTATAGCAGTTGTAACGCCACTACCTATAGAACCTACAAATATATTGGATACTTGTGCTGGCTTTAAGTTTAATGTATTAGCAATGCTATTTAAATTGTCTGCACCGATAATGGCTGTAGTAATTTCACCTGCATTGGCATTGAGAGCACCTGCTGCTGCACCACCGATCATGGCCTTGCCTATGTTCCCACCAGTGGCTGCGGCAGTTAACCCGTTAAAGGTAGCACCAAGTACTGCCGAACCTACTGTCTGTGCACCAACTGCACCTGCACCCATAATGGCAGAGCCAATAGAAGTGGATAATCCCGCTGTAAATGGGGCAGCAAATATACCAGCTACTTGTGCAATGCCTTTTACCTTTGCTGCATCTGGATGTGCACCTTTATAGAAACTAGCCTTGCCTACAGGTACAAGTTGATCGCCTATCTCCTTGTAGGTCTGTGACATGCGCTCCCTATCTGCACCACCCGTTTTTCCTGATATACGGTAGTAGACATCACCATCCTGCTCTATTTTTTGAATATCTGTAGTTTTGTGAGATACCAACTCTGCTATCTTTGCTGATGCAGGATCTGTCTGTTTTAGTAACCAATCTTTTAATGAAGCTTTTTGCTCTTCAAATATAGGTTGTCCATCTGTGTCCGTACCAACTTGCACAGATACAGTGCCTAAATCTTTTACATCTTTAAATGGATTGTCTAGTACCGTACCACGAGTCCAAGCTCTACCTTTAGCCTTATCTTCCGATGCATATTTTTCTTCATCTTTCTTGGCAAGATTAATGAGATACTGATCTGTATCAGTGTCGGTGTCTAAATCTTTGTATGCATCAGGTATTGCCGTAGTAGTCTTGGTCAGATCTGTAGTTGCAGCTGTACTTGTCTTAGTTAAATCTGCAGTAGTTTTCTGACCTGTTGTAGCTGTTACTGTGGGTTTAGCCTCGCCTGCTTCTCTAAATACCCCACCGAAGCTTTGTACTTTTGTACTCTTTTGAAATCCTTCAGGAATAGCACCTTGTGGCTGTCCGCTGAATGTAGGAATAAAGATATCCTTCTGTCCAGCTTTACTGTATCGTTCTGTACTAAAGGGTGTAGTAAAAGGATTGGGGGAAGCAAGACCACCTACTGCCATGCGGACCTGTCCCCCTTTAGCTTTTTTTGATGGGCTATCCTCTTCCGTACCCTCTTCCTCTGACTCACTTTCAATCTCATCTAAGATGTCATCAAGTTCAGTCTCAAACTCACCTGTGTCATCTTCAGTGGCTTCATCTGCATTGCCCATCTGCCCCATAGCTTCCATCTTAGCTAAGCCTTCTTTAGCTGCCTGACGTAAATCCATGAGTTTCTGTAGGCCAATAAAACGTACTACATCTGCAGGGAATACAAACTCGCCCTCACTCAATTGTGCAGGGATATCATCACGTACTTCTTTTTTAAGTGAGCCTACGGGTACTTCATTGCCACTATCTTTATCTACTGTGCCACCCTCTTGAAGAAGTCCACCGTCCTCAAACAGCTTCTTCATTTGTTTCTTAGCTCTACTCTTGGGCATTGATTTCATCTCTTAGCCTTTTCATTTTCATAAGGGCATCTAATGCGCCTTGTGCTCTGTACACATCAATGGGATCTTTAGCTTGCTCTAAAATTTTGTAATAGCTTCTTGCTTTACTTTCTAATACAGCTGTAAATGATTCCCATACAATGTGTGTATTAAATACACTCTTAAGCCTGTTGAGGTGCTGGTGCTGGTCTTGGTTGTTGGACATTACCTGTAAATCCTTGTTCTCCAGGTGTGGGTACTTGACCTACACCGATGTTACCCCCGCCTGTACCTGCTGTATCTGCTACACCGGGAACTCCTCCAGGTGCTGCTGCAGCAGGTTGTTGGGGTTGTTGTGCTGCCATTAATGCAGCCTGCAATGCAGCTTCGTCCATGTTATTCGTTACCTTATCTGGATCAAGATCCATTGACTTAGCAATCTCACGAATAATGTATTGGAACTTGGCAAAAGGCATTAGTGCAGGGGCACTTGCAATCTGCAGGAATTGCATTAACCGCTGGCTACGTACTTCATTTGCCATGAGACTTTCAGTACCACGTGCCTTGACTTCTAAATCCCCACGAATCTCTGGATCAAAGTCAAACTGCATATTAAA